ATCGACACTTCGCGAACCACATAAGTCGTGGCGTCCTTATCGACGACAGTGACCGGAAAATTGCGGCCGAGGTGCACTACCGCGCCAGCCGGCAGGGTCAGCGTGCCGGATGCGTTCCGCGGCCCAACGACGATTTCGTCGGCCAGATTGGTCACAGCGATCTTGTTCACCATGGCGTTTCTCCTGGTGTTCTGAAGAGAGAAAAGGGGTGGATGGGTTTAGATGACGCGCGGTTTCTAGGCCGCCAGGAGCGGTGGTGCGATTCCGCCACCGGCGACGTCCGCCATAGCCAAGAAGAGGTAGCTTGAACCGCTGGTGTTTACTTCATCCTCAATGCCGCGGAGCTTGAAGCCGCTTGCCAGGATGTCGATTTCGCGCGTGCCTACGTCGGTCTCAGCGTTAGAAAGGTTCGCGTACAAGTAATCGTCCACCAAGTTGAACTTGTTTCTGGCGGTGTCGAAGATGATCCAGTTGGACGTTCCTCCTATCACCCTCTTGATCAGTATCCAACGTGGTCGGAAGCCCGTGTGAATAAAGGGGCCGTCCGTGCTGCCGTTTCCTATGTAGCTGCCCACTTTGCAGACATTTGCAACTGACCTGAAGGCGTAGGCGATCATTCTGTCGCCGCTGCCATTCGTGCGGTTCTGAGAGCCGACACTGAACACCGTCGAGTTGGCGTTTGTGTTGTTGAAGAAGGTGCTGTCCGCAACGTTTGCGGAAGAGGTATCGAGGGTCAGGTAGTGTGTACCTCCGTCGACCAATCCTTCGTAGACGCCCCAGTTGTCCACGTTGTCCAGGTTCTTGAACAGGATCAACTCGGGGGATCCTCCCATGCCGTGACCGACAGTGGCATTAGCTCCTGTTCCCGTGAAACTGATGATTGAGAGGTGCCTTGGTGCTGACACAGACACGGTGCTGCTGATTGTGCCGTCTGTATTTGCAACGCCGGCGCCGCCCGCCTTCCAAGACCACCGAATATAGGTGTTGGCATTGTCGTTGTAGTTATTGTCTCCGGATCCGCCGTTCGCGTAAGAAGCGCCATCACTGTCAAACGAAGTCAGATAGCCGTTGGTCGGCTGGTTCGTTTCTACTGTGGTGGTTTGGGAGAAAATAGCTTCCTCTGCGCCGCGCAGAACGTCGAAAAGCAAGTTCCCAGAGCCAGGGCCAGATCGGTCCTTGATCCATTCCCAATCAGGCTGGAAGCCTGTGCCGGTAAAAGATCGTGAAGTGGTGGCATCGCCAGTGTGGCCGACCCCGTTGAACCAGTCACAGCCTTGGTGTTCTGGTGTAAGCACGGTTGCGCTGTTCAGCTTTTCAAAGCCCGACGGCACCGTCTCCGACAAATCAGAAAAGACGAGTCGCTGCTCCTCGACGGTGGCATTAGAACTCTCACGCCCAACCACAAACTTGTATGTCAGCCCGGTTGCGAATGTGTCCGTCTCGTTCGTGCCCGCCGCCGGGTCTCCGCTGCTGTACCAAGTCCCGTCCATGCCGAACCAGATCCGACCGTTGTCGATATCCACGGCGCACATGAACGTGTGAGCGGCATCCGTCACTCCGGTGTCCAGCGTCCCGATGCTGGCGCCGCCTTGGTACAGAGTTACTGTGCCGGAACTGTTCAGTGTTATCGTGACCCCGCCGTCAGAGGGGCCATTGGAGGTATTGCAGACGGCGTCGGCGTCTGTGATGCCCCAGTGCCAATTGGCAGTCGGCAAGCCGTCTATCTCAAGCTCCGAGTAGAACTTGCCCGCATACATGCCCATCGTCGTGCGCATGAAGCCTGCGGCTGCGTTGCTCAAGGTGAACCCCAAGCCCCCCGCATAAGTGGCCAGACCGGTGTCCGACCGATCAAGCACATTCAATATCGGGTACTGGAGAGAAGGGGTGTTGTCTGACCCGTTCGCAGAACTGGACATATTGGTTGCGGTGAACCCGTTCGCGTTGCCGCTCGCATCTACTCCGTCGCCGATCTCGTTTGTCAGGCAGAAGGCGTTGCCTCCTACGCCAGCTGCCAAAGCCTCAGCTTGAGCATCTGTAAGTGGCGTCCATTCCTGCCCGTTCGCGCTGAAGGAGTAGAAAGAGCCAAAATCGGTAATCGCGTAGTCGCCTTGTTGAATGGAGACCTCGTTCAGAGCGGTGAACTGGGCGACGTATCCGTGGAACCGCTGGCCGGCGGTCCCTCCACCGACGTAGTGCGCTGCGGTGCCGAAGAACTTGGAGTTGCCGTTCAAAGTGATCGTGCCCTGGCTGTCCCAGGAGGTTATCTCGGAGCCGTTCACCCAGACCCTGAGACGGTCAGTCGCGGTTCCTTGAGAAGTATCCCAGCTGGCGACCATGTGGTACCAGCCGATGTCTCTGAACACGGGCGTCGACACCCAGTTGGAGCCGTTCACAGTCACACACAACTTGTTGCTGCTGTTGAAGCCGATGAAGTCCCGGCCCGCCGTGTCGACGTCGATGATCATGTCGAAGGTGTTCGAGAAGGAGTTCCGCAGCACCCATGCGGATATGATGCCTTCTTTCAGGTTAGTGGCTGCGCTGGCGAACGTCTTGGATAGGCGGTCGTCCGTTCCGTCAAACCATGCCGATTGGGATACGCGACCGGTTTCATAAGGTGGCTTGCGGAAAACACCGGCCGCCTCGGCGCCGAAGTCCAGTTTCGGTGTCAGACGGGACGTGAGCCGGTCCTCGAGCCTGGAGCCGATCGGCGAACGCTTCGGCAGAAATGGGTGCGACATGGTTAGGACTCCGGATTGATCCAAATTTCGTGGGTGGAACCGTCTTTTGTAAGCAGGAGAAGGTTGACCTTGCTGGCGTCCGTGTTGATCGCGCCATAAACCTTGCTGAAGGCGGTAGTCGTGATCGTGTGTCCACCGGTTCCGTCCATTGCCAGCCTCACGAGGCAGGCGCCATCCTGGCTCAAAGCACCGATAGAGATGTTCCCGGTCACGGTAGCCTTGTGTTTGTTGGACTGAGTGATGTCAGGCGTGTAGGTGCCAGACGCCTGGTTCCCGTCGTCCTTCCATGTCTGCCCATATCCGGCAGTGAGGTTTGCCGTCTTGTCCGACCGAACGTTCTTGGCATTAAAGGCAGTTGCGACGAACCATGCGGTGCCGTTGCAAATGTAGGTTTCGGACTGGTACTGGGCGTCCAAATCGCGTGTTGCGGCACCGTTGAGTGTTTCCGACGAGTTTCCGTCGATCGTGACGGCGTTTGATGTGGAGTCGATCTTTACGACGGTCACGGCGAAACCGTCCTTCGCTGTGGCGGCCGCCGGCAGTCCGATTGTGAAGCCGGCGGAACTGGCGTCAGCGATGATCACTTTGCCGCGGTCGGTCGTCTGGATCGTATAGGCCCCGGATTTCGCCGAAGTGGCTTCCAGTAGCGTCCGCAAGGCCGTCCCGTTGTTGTAGAGCCGCGTTTTGTTGTTGGTCTCATCTACCTCGAAAACGGGTATATCATCCGTCCCGTCGTAGTAGTTCACGACGATGATCGGGTCGTTCGTCTCATCCGCCCAGAGCATGCCTTTAACGGCATAGGCAGGCCGCGAGGTGCCTCGATGCATGGTCTTGCAGGCGGCATAGACGCCTTCAATCATATCGGCCAACGCCGGCCCGGAAGTGCTGCCGAGAATTTCCCCAAGGGTGAACTGTGTCATCGCCTTTTCCTTTACGTTGCGGAGCCGTAGCCTTGAGCCAGCAGATCGAAGGTTCTTTCGATCCCGGCATCAGAAGAGTTGAAGAATCGAAGATCGAAGCCTGACGCGGTGATGTTCGACTTCGTGTAGTAATCGCCGGACTGCATGTTCTGCGCATCGATGGCGATTGTAGGGGCGACTGCAAATGCAGGGTCGAAAGTGACGTGGAGACCGCCGGCCGGACAGGTTTGATCGTTCAGCCGGTAAAACCGGTCAGGCATGTCGATCGTGAAGACAAGCTCTTCAAGCACCACCTGAACGGTTCCGCGCGTCGAAGTCAGGATCACGCGAAAATCGAAGCCGCGGGCGTGATAATCGCCGATCGTGAACGTCTTCCAGTTGGTCCAGACGGCGCCACCGTCGTTGGGATCGTCCGGGGTCGTGCGGATTTGAATGACGACGTCCCAGTCTTCAGGGTTCAAGCCGTCGATCCGCTCTACCTCGTCCAGGGTTGTCCACGCCGATATGGGGTAATCCAAGCTGACGCCGGACGCCTTCACAGAGGCAGAGACTCGACAAGTGTACGCCGCCAGTAGATCGACATACTGATCCAGATAATAGTAGGCGACGGCAGCGGTGCCGGAGAGACCTTCAGCAATGGATTTTACCAAGTCCAGACTGGTCCAATCGGCGATAGTGTCCGAAGACATCGTTCGCAGCGCACCGTTCTCGACGTAGCAGTTTTCTTTGTCACCGGCGAAGGTTGGTGATTCCGTGACGGTTTCGACGCTGTTCATGTTCCGCAGGCCCGCAACATTGCTGATGACGGACGCGGCGTTGAGCGATTCAACAGGTGGGTCGGATTGATCGACCGCCTTGATGAAGTAAGTGCCGACCATGGCCGGAACGGTGATCGTGGTGGAATCCGGTGCAATTTTCTCGACCAGGATCACCGCTTCCGAATAGATCGCGCCACTGGTTTTCGGTGAAAACTTCAGCACATAGTAGGCAAGATCCAGATCGGTGACAGGTCTCCAACTCAGATGCGCCTCGTCGTCAATGACGTTGATGTTGAACTCTTCGACATCCGATGCGGGATTCTGGGTACCAAGCAGGATTTTGGTCTCTGTCTCCCATGCGCTCGGGGCGCCGAGTGCGTTCACTGCCCGGATACGGAAGCTGTATTCGCCCTTCGTAATATCCAAAACATCGAACGAAAGTTCAGAGTTGAGCTCGATGGTCTTGAATGTTCCGCCCGGGCGTTTGACCTGTTTCTCGTAGTAGACCGCCCGCACGTCAGAAGTCGCTTTGAACGACACTGTGACCGCAGCTTTCGTGGCTGGCCCAGCTTTGTATAGGTATTCCGTCAGATCGATGTCGGACGGCTTGCCAAGCGGCCCAGTCGGCAGTGTGCTCGTATTGGCAGAGTCCAGGATGACGTTCTGCTCGACGCGAGCATATTTGGTCTTGTCGTGATATAGGCCGGTGATCTCGAAGACGTTTGTTTTTTCCTCTCGGTTCGCAACGACTTTCCAGTTCGTCGGCGCGACATCAGAACCGATAAGCAGCCAAACAGCGTTCGCGGCCGGCGCGGCCGACAGATCCGTTTCCAGGTTGAGGACCGAATAGACACCGGCGGTGTTGGTGACAGGACGCTCTTCAATGGTGCCGTCCGGCAATGTTACCGCCAAGACATAGGTTTCATCTGCGACGAGGGTGACTTCTGCGTCCAGCGTCACTGAGGAAAGGGTGGCATTTTTCGTCCGTCCGCCGAAACGAACTGCAGCACGATCAGGATCGAGGATGGAGATGATTTCGCCAGGAACAACGTCGGCGTGGTCCATAGAGGCTTTGTAGGTGACGGTCTCCTTCTCGGAATTCTCGGATTCGATCAGCCAGCGGCCCATCCGGTGCGCTTGACCGCGCGACGTGCAGAAAGCCGCCTGTGTGGATTTGGGCACCCATCCCATCTTCTTGATGAGCGCTGTATCTTCGTAAACCTCCGGCGCCGGTCGATAGAAGTCGTCGGGATCGTTGAAATAGACGATAGCGACGGAATGACGGGCCTTTTGGCCTGTCTCGCTGTAGATGAACTCGCCGTCCAACACGTTGGCGGCCGTCACGAGTTTGCTTGGGTCTTTCGGCAT